AAGCAAGCAACAAAGAATTATTAAAAAACAGATTTTAATTACAACTTATCGCTACAAGGAAAAATTATGGCAAAAAACTATTTAAAACCTGGCGACCATGTAAGCGTTACTAATGTTGATTTTGTTGTTGACGATAACGGAAGTGATTTAATAGAACCCAACCTCAACAAACGAAACATAGAATATTACAATTCAGATACCAGTGAATATTACCCTGTTTTATGGGACCAATCTTTTAAACCAGCTCGCATGTATTGGGAGGACTAAAACCATGAGACAACTATCACCAGAAGAAAAAGCCAAAATCGGCAAAGAATGGGCGGAAATTTTGCAACTCAAAGAAATTAAGCATTCTAATGGTATTAGTTATAGAACATCATATGGTGATAAAAGCGCTTTAGGTGTTTATGAAACATTGAATAATTTAGTTTATTCTAGACATAACAAGGATTAATCCTAAAGTTTTCGTTCCAGGGGCCGATAATATAAGTAAGAAGACAACAAACCTGGAGCGAACACATGTTAAACACAGTCAGTACAAACAATTTTGTAAAGGATCATAACGGAAATTACAGCGTAACGAATGCCACACCTGAAGAACTGGTTTATCTAGCGTCTGAGATACTGTTAGAACGAATTAATAACAATGATGCAATGACAAGCCCTGATCTGGTTAGATCGTTCCTTAAAAAGCGCTTGGCATTGCTTGGGCGTGAAGTATTCGCGGTTATGTTTCTTGATAACAAAAACCGCTTAATTTCGTTTGAGACACTGTTTGCGGGTACTTTTAACGCGGCAAGCGTTCACCCAAGGGAAGTGGTTAAACGTGCGTTAGACCTAAATGCTGCGGCTGTGATCTTTGCTCACAATCACCCAACAGGGAATCCTGAGCCGAGTAGTGCTGACAAAGCAATTACAAAGCGATTAACAGAAGTTTTAGACACAATCGACGTAAGAACATTGGATCATATTATTGCTGGCAAAGAAGGTACTTTTTCTTTTGCTGAAAAAGGATTAATTTAATTAAAGTTTTTGTAATCCAGGCCGATAACATAGGTATAAATACTTACAAAGGGAATATAAAAAATGGCTGAATATGAAATCAATGAAAGTTTGCTTCGACGATCAATAAAGGAAAACAAAGGAACAGTAAAATTTCCTTATACAGTCGCTAAAAAATTTATCTACAAAAATTCGTTTGGCTGTGATTATTTTAAATTTATTATTGTTTACGGCAAAAAAACCTTAACAATTGCTGAATCATGGAATGAAGGTTACAAGCGACGTTGCAATATACTTGGAAAAGTTCAAGTAACTGATAATGCGGAGGCATATATAAAAATCGCTGAATTAATCGAAAATATTGCCTAAAGTTTTCTGAAAAACCGCCGATATAGTTAGTAACAAACAACGGAGAAAATTAAATGATTTTTGGTAAAACATGGGAAGAAATAAAAGATATTCAAAATAAAAATTATAAAGCAAAAACAGTTGATATGTCCACTGACGGAAGATCGCCAGCAAACCAAAAAGATATAGATTTATACAATATGCATGGTCTTGATGGATTAAAAAATCTCAAATTTTTTGGAGTTATTGACAGGCTTGAATATTCAGGAATAACCAAATAAATATTAAAGTTTCATGAAAAACCGCCGATATAAATAGTATACAAACTAGCTGGAGAAAAAACATGTCAAGCCATTGGGAATGGGAAAAAGAAACAATTATCGAACACAATGAAAATAAGCCCTTCGCGCCAGAAAACGGTGAGCCATTAAAATTTAATATTGGTGATAACGTTATCTGTACAAATGATTATGGTGTTGAGTTCTCGTTAAAAGTAACAGGTTATTACAAACCTGAAAAAATTGATTCTTTATACGCGGTAGGATACCGATATTTACTCGATTGGGATTGCTACTGGATGCCTGCGAGTGAAAAATCACTAAGATTGGATACAAAATAAGATGGGATATAAAACAGAAAAATACGCAATTGGTAAATTCGATGTAATTTCTACAGGTGCATATCCTAGCAGAATTGGCCACATATGCGGAGCCAAAACGACATGGCACGCCGAAAGTGGACATGTAGACCTTGGCTACCATAAAACCAAAAAGAAAGCGCTGGAGGCCATTGTCGCTGAATATGAGCGGCCACAGGCTGAAGCAAAAGAGATACCGCTAGCCAGTTTAAAATTCAAATAAAAATTAAAGTTTTCCTGAATTGGGACGATATATTAAGTATCAATGAAACAAAAAAGGAATAATTAAATATGACAGCTAAGCCAAATTTAACTACGGAACAGCAAGAACTCATAAAACTTGATTATGATAAATATCTGGTTATGTTTTCAGGTGGAAAGGATAGCCTTGCGTGCTTACTTCATTTAATCGAATGCGGTGTTGATACAGATAAAATCGAATTATGGCACCATGATGTCGATGGCCGGGAAGGGTCCAACATGATGGATTGGCCAGTTACCAAAGCGTATTGCCAGGCAGTTGCTAAGGCGTTTAATGTGCCTATTTATTTCAGTTGGAAAAGCGGTGGTTTTGAAGGTGAGATGCTACGCGAAAATACCGCTACAGCGGTCACCTATTTTGAAACACCAGACGGAATTGGGCAAAGTGGTGGTAAGGGTCCATTGAATACCCGGTTAAAATTTCCTCAAGTTTCAGCGGATTTGAAGGTGCGGTGGTGTTCTGCATACCTAAAGATTAGCGTTGCTAGTGCTGCCATATGTAACCAGGATCGATTAAACAATACCAGGACGCTTGTCGTCACAGGTGAGCGTGCTCAAGAGTCAACCGCTCGCAGTAAATACAGTGAATTTGAGCCACACAAGACAGACAGAAGATCCGGAAAATTAGCGCGACACGTTGACCAATGGCGCCCGGTTCATAAATGGCCAGAGGAAAAAGTTTGGGAAATTATAGAAAATCATAACGTAAACCCGCACCCAGCTTATAAATTGGGTTGGGGTAGATTGTCTTGTATGGCGTGCATATTTGGTTCTAAAAACCAATGGGCAAGCGTGAAAGCAATAGCGCCGAGTATCTTTAATACCATATCAGAATACGAGGAATTATTTGACGTAACCATACAGCGCAAACATTCCATTAAGGAATTAGCAAACAATGGCACGGCTTATGATATGTGTAGCAATGAGTCAAGCCTGGCTATGTCAAAAACTTATGATGATGCAATCATAACGGATAGCTGGACGTTGCCTAGCGGCGCATACGGTGAGTCTAACGGGCCACTTTAATATTTAAATGAAATTAAAGTATTAAATTATTAGGCCGATAACCTTAGTATACAAAAGAACTGGAGTAAATAATGAATTTTGAAATAATCAAAAACAGCGATGATGTAAAAGATTTAAACGCCGAGCAATATGCAATGCTTGAATTGTTTATGGATATGAATCATTTTGATTTATGCGACAAGGTTTTCTTGTTTGAAACTATACATGGCCATATTGCTGAAATTGAAAAAAAGTCATTCAATAAATTATTGGCACATAAAACTGCTAGATTGGATCAAAACGATTTAAGGGTATTAGCCGCAATTTCTCAATTTACGCGGTGGATTGAAGTCACTCAAGGATCAATTATGATAGCATTTTAATCCTAAAGTTTTTGGTTGGTAGGCCGATATATAGAGTATAAGACATTAATGTAGAGGGTTTAAAACCATGAAAAAATCCATAAAAGCAATATTAATTGACAGTATAATGTCAAAACTTAATGAAGTCTTGAGAGAGAGAAATAAAAAACTTTGTGCAAATAATTTGCATAGCGAACAAATACCGCTACACGGTAGTGATATGTTTTTTAAACTTGCTTTTTTGTCAGAAACAAAATTACATGAAATTGCAAAAGCGGCTGGATTATAATAATGACAAATAATGAAAAACTGTTTTACATAGAACTAAAACGTCAATTTGGTAAAAAAGATGCGAGTATGTTTCTGTTATCACCAGAAAAGTATAAACACCATTTTGATGGTGAAACATTAAAAGCCTATGAAAATTTCTTAGCTAAATAAAATTAAAGTTTTTGGTTGGTAGGCCGATATTATAAGTATAAGAGAAAACAATTTGGAGTTAAATAAAATGAAGCGTTTCAAAATAACATCTAATGGTTTTATTAAAGTAACAAGCGATGGTAAAACAATTAATACTTACTTTTACCATAAAGGTGATGAATTGCATTTTATTAAGGCTGGATATACTGAAGTTTTCGATAACTAAGTGGGAGTATTTAAAAATGGCTATATATGCAATAAAAAGATCAATCAATATTCACGGTGAATTCGATTTACTACAAGCATGGGACGAAAAATGGGGTACTAGTTGCGGTGGAGTTGATAAAAATAAAGCCTTGCACTTTTCAGAAAGCGAGATAGATGAAGCTGTAGAGCGCGCGAATACTGTTTGTGTCGGAATTAATGGATCATTAAAACCAGAGTGGATGAATTTCTCAAAAGTTGAAATTTAAGTTGAATTATCCTAAAGTTTTTGGCCGGGAGGCCGATAACTATGGTGTAAGTTAAATAATTTCGGAGATTAAAATGGTTACTTTAAAAAAAGAAAATTGGGTAGTGGATAATAAAACTGGATTAATTGGCAAAGTTAGCAATGTTAGTAGTGATGGTTTTGATTGTGTTGTTGAATGGAATGACGGCAATATATCAAGCCGCAGCCTGGATGAAGTTGAATTGGCTTTATTGGAAGAAATTGTTAATAAATAAATCCTAAAGTTTTTGGTTAAGAGGCCGATATATAGAGTATAAGCAAACACAAACGGAGAACATAACATGAAAAAAGCATTTGTTCATTGGTCACCTACATTGACATTTTACGTTGAACAATTGCCCGGTGAAGGTGGTGTTGACTGGGGTTATACGACTGATTTAAATAAAGCTAGGGATTTAAATCCATACTGGCAAAAAAGATTTAATTCTGACTGCAAATTTTGCGGAAGAAAAGCTAATTTTTACTAAAGTTTTTGGCTGAAAGGCCGATAACTATAGTATACAAGGAAACAAACTGGAGCAAAAGCAAAATGAGAATTGAAACATCAAAAATCAAAAGATCAAATAACACCTACCTGCAAGGCATAGCCGCGTACGTTACAGGCACGCCAGCAAGCGAATTAAAAGCCGGTGACCATGTTGTGTGGAATGGTGGAACGTTGAATGAAGTTACAGCGGTTCATGATGTTTCAAAATGCTACGTTGTTATTGATGAAATTGAAAACGGCAAACAGTACTACGGTAGAAAGATCAAAAAAACCAGAATCATAGCGAGGCCCATTGAAGAAATACGAAAATGAAGCGAATTAAAGTAACCACCACAAAAGAAAACGAGTACACAATATATTCGTTTTCTCTGAACAACATTAAGCACGATCTAATGACAACGGATTTCAATGAATACACCTTATGGCATTTTCCACATGAGAATAAAAAAGCCGGTGAGCGTGAAGTCTTCGACAGTTTAACGGATTTGAGTGATAAGTATAAAGCGCTGTACAAATTGACGGCTAAACTATCAACAGAAATTGAGGACATACCTGTGTTATCACGCATGGTTAAACCCGCTTTTAAATTGGAGCATTCATCATGATTGAATTGTTTAAAAAATTAGAGAAAGTGAAAACATATACTGGACTAACTAAGGTTTTAAAAGAATCGGAAGTATTGGATAACAGTGTATGCAAGCGGAATTCACTCTATCACATAACGCTAGGGACGCACGATAGAAATATTTTTGTACAGTTATCTTTCGGTGAATTCCAGATGATTGAAATAACCTACAGGGTTTTTAATGGTAAAAATTACGATTTGTACAATAGTTGTCGGATCATTCTTAAGCGGAATGGTGAAATAAAATTGTGGGATTATTTGAATAACCCAAATTAAACTGGAGTGCTAACAATGTTAACAAAAGAAAAAATTAAGTTTATACATAAATGTTCAGGACATCACGGCAAAATATTAGACCATACTGATAATTTAATGTTGTTTGCCATGATAGAAGACAGTGAAATTTATTCTATCTCCATTTACGAAGCGACAAAAAGCACGGGTGTCGTTCATGGATTTCTAGGAAAGGAATTGGTAGTTATGAATAAGCGCGACCTAAACACTAAAACCTTTGTAGAGTTCGCAAAAAAATCATTCAAAATTTTTAAGTGAAATTCAACGGATTTAAGATTATGTTAAAAACAATTTACGGCAACCCAATACCATACCTTATACAATCCAGGCTTATGTATGGCGGTAATGGGTACTACCCTGGAGTCTACAAGTATAAACTGTTAAATGACCTTAAGATTGACTCAGGATTAACTATTGCATTAACAGCGCATGAAGCGGTTAAGTTTGCCGCCATAAACAAACTTACAATCATTAAACATCGAGACTAATTGACGGATTTGAAGACATGACAAACACAGTAGAAATATTAGACATACACAAAAAGAATTTTGATCGAGTAGCACCACCAGGCGATTGGCGCGGACCTATTAATACATTAGTTACAGTAGGCAGAAAAGATATTGCCGGGGAATTAAATGCGATACTAGACTCTATTACCCACTATACAGGCATAAGCGCACGATACATTGATGTTGAGAATGTAAACAAAACAACATTTAGGATACGTTGCGCGGGTTATCGTAACGGTCCTTGTGGACCTTAATAAATATAATTAATTGGAGTGTAGATTATGGCAGATTTGGTAGAACAAATTGAAAAAGATTATCCTGGTTTGCTAGATCAAATATTCGAGCAAGCGGTGGGAGATGGTGACCATGGTTTCTATATATCAATAGAAACAACAGACATCCATGGTCAAATATTGGAAGCTGTTTATATTGGTGAAGATGGCTGTGAAATTATATTTGAAAGCAATAACTATGTAGGCTCAAGAGTGAACGAATATGAACCTGGAGATTTAGCGGTAACAAGTCAAAAAGAAACTAAAGAACCGGAGTTCGATATTGCAAAAGGCAAGTTGGATTTCTCAAAATTAGTCAGAAAACCTAAGCTATGGTGAAATCAACGGATTTCAACGGATTTAGAATTGGTGAGCGTTCACGGATTTGAGGTCATAGGTAGTATAAAATATATTCTAAACCACGGCACCTTTGTTCCTTACTATTTTTTGTAACGAATATAATCTTAGAATATTTAACAACTATTTCTTTGGCGTTGTAGTTGAACTTGATAGGTTCCAATTGATGTTGGTTTAATATATTTTCGAACATGGTATATAAATAATGCAGTTCATCGAGATGTTTAATTACAACAATTATGTTTGGGTGGTTAATATCAACAAACCCAGCTATTTGGTGGATAGAAGAAAACGTTTTACCGCATTGGCGCCCTGTTATTCTACCTTCAATAACGCCGTGTAAATGATCAATGTCTGTGTTCATATACTATTCTGTTTCCTCAGATTTCTTACTTGGGTGAACGTTTATAATTAACGGATTTGGTAAGGTGTCACCATCATAAAGCTCTGGAGATTCAAGTTGACCAAGCAATTGTTTGCCTAGCCAAATGAGCATACCAGGGTGACCACCATTAGCCACATCAAACTGTTTACGTCGTACGCTAACTTTACCTAATGCCATACCTTTCTTATATACTTCACCAAATTCTTTGTTACGTTGCAGCGTATCAACACTGCAACCAATAAAGTATGCAATTTCTTCCTGAGTGCAATGTAGCATTGATAGTTTTTCAACCGCGTTCATATCCAATACAATTTTAGGTCTCCCCATCTTTTTCTTTTTTGGAGCGGATTTAGACTTAGCAACTTTTTTCTTAATTACTGGTGTGCGGCGTTTTCTTTTTGGTGCGGATTTTTTAGCTACCATAATAATTCCTTTACCTAAGCGTTTAAATTTATCGCTTTTTTACCAGTGAACATTTCCCATCGTTTAACGCATAGGTCAACATAAAATGGGTCGATTTCGATAGCATAACAATTTCTATCTGTTTTCTCGCACGCGATTAAAGTGGAGCCGCTACCAAGGAAGCCATCAAAGATAAGTTTACCTGCAAAGTCCTTGAAGATATCAACGAACAAGCCTACAGGTTTTTGGGTGGGATGCATACGCTTTAAACCTTCTGTTTTACGGTCACCTTTCCGCGATAAACCGTTCCACAACCATTTGTATAGTCTGGCACTTGTTTTGTAATTAGTCCATGCCATTTCAAAATCAGCGAAGTCTCCGGTGTTTTCTTTATCCCAGACAATCCAACAGCGCGAAGGTGGTAGAAAGTCAGTGAAATAATTGCCGCCCCATATAACAAAATTGGTTAGTTTGCATGCTTGGCACGCATCAAAAAAGGCTTTGGTGGTATCGGTTGAATAATCGCCAGCGACATCTTTATAAGTGTTCGTTTTTATAATTTTATTGGTGGTATATTTCTTTAGTTTACTGTTTCCAAATTTAGCAGTTGCACCGCCACCAATTTCTTTAGTGGGTTTAACGGCGCTAATACCATACGGTGGATCTGTAAAAACAAGGTCAGGAATTACGCCGTTAAACAGTAGTTTTAACTGTTCTGGATCGGTGGAGTCACCACATAGAATACGGTGATTATCAAGCTGCCAAATATCACCAACTTTTGTTATTGCTTTTACAGTATTGGGGATTTCATCGTCATCAACCAAGCCAGGCTTAATGGTATCAGCAAATAACTTGTCAAGCTCTTTGTCATTAAACCCTATTAAATCCAGGTTGTAATCCATTTCTTTCAATTCTGTAAGCTCAAGCGTTAATAGCTCAACATCCCACCCAGCATTCAAAGCTAATTTATTATCAGCAATAATGTATGCTTTGCGCTGTGTTGGTGTTAAACCTTTTAGGGTGATGGTTGGCACGGAAGTTAAGTTAAGTCTCATAGCGGCCATTAGGCGCCCATGCCCGGCAATAATTACGTTAGTTTCATCAATTAAAACGGGATTGGTAAAACCAAATTCTTTTATGCTACTCATTATTTCTGTTACTTGATGATCGCTGTGTGTCCGTGCGTTATTGATGTAAGGCACCAGCTTTGTAACGGCTACATAACGAACAGTGAGCTTTGTTATTTTTTCTTTTTTTGGTTGAATATTAGCCATAATAACCTTATTAATACTACTGGGATAATGATTAAAATATAGAGGAAAACGACTAGACAATGCAAAATTAATAGACTATCACGCGCACGAGGGGATGATCGATTTGTGTACAAATTGACCAATCCAGGGGTTTTATTACCAGCGCGAGACCGCCTCAGATCGTTTTTAAGCGATTTAGAGGCGGTACCAGGTATCATGATGGTCATTTTTCAGAGAAAGTTGCTTAGAAATTATCTGAAGCCTGTGCGTTCTCAAATTGGGCGGGTTCCGATGGTAGAGTTTCTTCAGAAACACTCTCAGATCGGTTCTCAGTTGGTCCTGGCATGCCCTCAAACAAATCCGACTGCAATGGTCGGTTAAGTACCTCACGTAAGATTTTAAACGCGGTATCGAATCCATCCATCTGCGCTTCGGTCATTTTTGAAACCTGGATGGCCATGGCCAATGCTTTTTTTGAAATTCCGTAAGTCACAAGCGTTTCACGTATCGCTTGAATCTCGGCGTTGATTTCATTTCGTTCTTCTTCGAAACCATTTATCGTTTGAATTGCGTCGGCGCATTTCATTTTTAAATCTTGAAGGTCGGCTTTTTGCAATTTGGTTTGCATGGGTCGTTCAATCTGAGCTTCGTTTTGTTCTTCGGCCACGGTCTTGCTGACGAAATCTCTCGGTGTTCCATCGATAGCATCAGGAAACGAACGTTCAGAATTTGCAAAGTCTGGATTTAAATTATCAGTGTCGAAAGACGTTTGTTGGTTTTCACGTTTAGCGTCGATATTTTCAACGTTTGATTTTGGTGGCTCATCAAGATCAATCAAGTCTTCAGAGAATTCTTGTGGTTCCATAATTTTAACTCCAATCGGTTAACGTAATTTCGATTTGTTCAAACGCACGCATCAATCGTTGCTTAAGTTTGAACTCCGGTGTTAAGTGTTTCTTACTGCCCTTTACGTCCTCGACTATTTTCAAACCGTTTTTAAAATAAACAAAATCGGCAATGTACTTGGTAATGAGTTGTCCATTTTTTATAAATTCAAATGGTACTTGTGTTTTTAAATCAGTAATGTTTCCTGTGCGTTCAAGTAATCGTAATTCACAATAGCGTCGATGTTCTTTGCGACTATCGAATTTATGAAAGTAACGCGGCGCCTTGCAATACATACAATTCGACGGTTTTCCAGTTAACCCTAACGCCTCCTTGTCGTGTGGTGTCTCGCATGTTTTACAGACCCAAACGATTTTACGTCGGGACATTCCATCGTATTTATTTTTGAACCCCATACTTGAACGGGCCATTAGTATTTCCCCTCGCTTTTCATTTTCTCTATCAACAAAAGTCTTTTCGCTTTTTCTAAACTACCTGCGCGATTAATCCACGTATTTATAATATCGCGTATCCACTCTTTAAATTCCGGTGGTGTGTTATCCAATGCTTCAAGCATTTGGCTACGCGATTCGAGACACATAATTTTATACGCTTCAATTCGTGGCCAGAAATTATTCTCCGTCTGATGATTCATTGATTGCTTGCTCGGTATCGTATTCTAAAATCTTCGTTTCTGTTTCGTCGTCGTATACCTCCCAATCAATACCTGTTATTTTTTTAATTTTTCTCATATTAGATTTAGCTGCAATCGAATTCACATCAAAATCAACAATTGCCCTGTAGGGTGGATGTTCCAAAATTCTGTACGCTTGAGGATTAATTAAGTTTTCTTCCTGTCTGCACAGTTTCATGAATTCTCCAATCGATGGTGGCCAATCAAGCCGGGCCGCTTTTTTTAATCCTATTTTAATTTCGTCAGAACCAAAACCGTCAAGCAATTCTGACCAAACTCTGACGTATTCATCTTCACCCTCCGCTGCAGCGCTAAGCCACTTCGAACCATAAAAAACCTCAAACCTTTTGAATATGGCTACTGTCCAATGAATCGGAAAATCCGTTTTCTTCGATATCGAGTCGGGCAATTTCGTTGAGCCTGCTTCGATGACGTTCTGCGCGAGTTGAATTGCTGTTTTTGGTTCCTGATCCGCCATTGTTTTTGTCCTGAGAATAAGTGTTAGCGTTTTTAATCCAAGTTTGCACGCATGCTTTCCAATTTTTGACAGGCTTATTTTTGCCTTGCACCCAGCCGTTGGATTCGTAGTGATAAAAAAACTTTTCCGGGTCTACCGGGTAATCATTCTCCAAAATATAATCCCGTACTTCCTGTAAGGTTGGTTTAATGAATTTTTGTTTCGGGGATTTTTCTGGTTTTGGTTTTGGTTTTGGTTTTGGTTCAAACTCGATTTCCGGTTCTGATTTTTCAGGGGTCACTAACTTAGAAGGGTTAAGGGTTAAGGGTAAAGGGTTAAAGGTTAAAGGCGGGTCAATGTGCGGGTGGTTGGGCTGAACTTGATCCGACGTTAAATCAAGGTCGGATTGAGTATACATAGCTATTTGTTCTTGTTGGTAATTCTCTGGCAATTCTGGAATCTCACTTGGGATTTCTTTGTAATGTGGACGCTGATGTTTGCGCCAATTTGCGATTTGTAAAAATGGTCGATTATTGACCACATATCTGTGGATAAATCCTTTGATTTGAAGTTGACTCAAACATGAATCAACGTTGACTTGATCATAAGGTAAGCATGAAGCCTGTATTCTTCGGGGGGAATCTTTGAGTCTACCGGCACTATCTGCGATGGTCCAAAGGGCAATAAAAAGCAGTCTGATGATGGGTTCCATGTCGGCCAAATCTTCGTTTAAAAAAAAGCCTGGCTTGATTAATCGGGTCCGCGCCATGGTAATTAATCACCTTTTGTTTGTTGTTTAATAATCATTGTTTTGATCAATTGGTTTAATGCGACACGAACAACCAAAGTGGATGCAACATTTTTTGCATATTCCGTCGAACAATTCCAAAACCGTATCACCGCATGTCTCACATTCCTTATGGGTGAAAACGTTAGCTAGATTTTTAAAATCTAAATTGATAACATCTTTTAAATCATCAGCCATAACCTGTCTCTGAATGTTACAGTCAATAAAGCCTTAGCGAGAATTAAACGCTAAAAAATAGGCTACGTGGGAAGTTTGCCAGTTAACTTACTTTTTTTATTATTATGATTAGGATTGGTTAATTCTGAAGTTTCATAGAAGTGTTTGTACAGCTCGTTATGAGTTAATTGGCCATCGGACGCACGCACTAACCCATTTAATAATCGCGGGGTAATGGTTCTTGTGGGTGGGACTCGTATTAAATGCCGCTGAATATAACCGGTAGTTGTTCCAGCCCGCTGTGCAAAACGTTTCCTTCCGTCGTCGTCTAACTCTCGCCATATGTCTGGTAATCGCATTGAGTGAGTGTAGTAACGCCAAGTATGACCTGTCAAGTCACATTAAACGCGCAATAATTGTATGTTTGTTAAACAAACGACAATAAATAAAGACCTACATGGTCTACATTCATTTAAAAACATGGTAGTATGAGTTACCGTCAAATACTCAACATATTAGGAATTACTTATGGATATTATTATCATACGCTGGTTGAACGCACGGCTATTGTTCAAATTTAATAACGAAAATATTAAGAAATGCGCAACAATAATGGACCGAGACAGAGTGTTAATCTCTAAATGGTGCAATGCAAAAGAATTAAAAAAACCAATAGGACCAAACATTGCTAGGCGTATGGAAGAAAAATTCGCGTCAACCATTTTAATCCAGGCGAACGCCAACAAATCATCCTACTGGATGGATGAGCCACACTATGATTTGTGGCGTAACATCATTGGAGAAACATTACATGGTAAAGATGATCACGCGGTACATTACCCGGCACAAGCGATATACGAAGCCATTACATTTGTTATGGAACAATGTCTTGAACAAGATTTAGAGATAACAGATCCTCACCTATTTGCTGAAAGATGTTTGCAAGCCACTGCATTATATAGTGAAAACCAAGAACAACAGATTGAAGCGTTAGATGGAATAACCGACGAGATTAATGCAAAAACAAAAAACGTAAAACATAAAGCATTGAAAAATAAAGATGAAAATAAATTTACTCGAGTAATTCAATAACGTTTGGCAATATCACAAAACGCACCGCTACACAAAAAACACTGAGTTTGATCCTGGCGGGTTTTCTTTGGGAAATCCGCCGCTAATAACTCTCCAATCAGATGTTTACCTTTCAATTTATCAGCCCATTGATCCCTAACTTGTACAAATGCATTGTTATTTGAACTCATAGCAGGCTTCCTTTTTTGTTTAGTGAAACTCTGAGTTAAAAATCTTACAGGGGGAATCAAATTTACTCCTGACAAATCCTTTTGTCCACAAATTTATATCACTTATTTATCTATATAAGTCTTTGTTTATATGCAAAACGATAAAATAATTGCTTAAAGATTAATTAATAGCTTGCTGGGGATTGATTAAATAGCTATACTCTTTGCAACTTAGTGAAATTACTGGGGTTTATTAAATTAAAGGTTTTTTGGAAATGGACGATATAGTAAGTAAGACCTTGCAGGTCACACAAAGGTCACTATAATGTAAATCTGGAGCAGGCAAAATGAAAGACGCAAATGAATACTATTTAAGACAGTTTGAGCGGGAACAAGATGAAATCTGCAAACACGAAGAAAGGATAGAAGAAATAAAAGTGGAGTGTGAAGACACAGCCACCGGACGATTAATGGCAATTACGCCTGATGATATGCACGATATGTTTAATGAGTTGTACAGCGATGCCGACAAGTTAAGCCATGGCGACAAATTATTAAATTCACTTGCTAAAAAATTAGCCGGGCATGCTAAAAATCAAAACACTTTTTCAGCGCGGGATCTTGGTTTGGCTTTTTACGACTACATAAAATATAACACAGTGCGTGATGAATTCAGCGATGTGGCAAGGGATAACCCATTTTTCGATTCATACGCCGATTTTGAGGATTTATAACCATGGCTTTAACTGCAGAACAATTAGAAGAACGGATGGGTGGTTTGGGTGGGAGTGATGCTGCCATTGCCGTTGGCTTATCGTCTTACAGTACTCCGCTACAGCTTTATATGGAAAAAACACGAATTATCGTACCGGATGATATAGGTGATGTAGACGCCATCTATTGGGGTAATCGCCTTGAAGATATCATAATTGAAGAATATTCGCGGCGCACCGAAAATGTTGTAATGCGACCTAAAGATATGCTGCGTCATCCCAAGCACAATTTTATGACGGCCAATCTTGACGGATTTGTAGAGCTTTTAAAGCGTGTAGTTGAGGCAAAAACTGCCAATCTTTTTATGGCTAAAGAATGGGGCGAGTTGGGTACTGATGAAATCCCAATTACTTACCTGGTACAAACGCAACATTATTTGTCTGTTACCGGATCTGAGATTGCTGATGTTGCGGTTTTGATTGGCGGGCAAGATTACCGGATATACGAAATACCGCGTGATGACGATTTAATTACAAATTTAATCGAAGCTGAGCGTGCATTTTGGCAACGGGTTTTAGATAAAAACCCACCGGCACCAACAAATAATGACGATTTAAAATTGATTTACAGTAAAGACAATGGTCTAGCCAAGGAAACCACGGAAGAAATATTGGATGTTTGGGGAACACTGAAAGAAGTTAAAACAGAAATAAAACAGATGTTAGAGCAACAAGAAGACTTGGAATTTAAATTAAAAAAGTATATGGCTGAAAGCACTACACTCACTTACCAAGGAAGCGTTAAACCAATGGCAACATGGAAAACGCAAGACAATAACAGATTTCAAGGAGAAGACTTCAAGCAAGACTACCCGGATTTACACGCTAAATATACGAAAAATTCACCATCGCGAGTTTTGCGATTAAAGAAGTAATTACTATAAATAATAAGGAGACATAACATGTCAGCGAACGAAAAAGAAGTAGAAAATGAAATTCAATTAGTTGATCAACCGCCATCATCAAAAGGTATGGTTCCCGCTTTCGATAACATGGCAGCGTTTGAGAACGCACAACGTATGGCAAAAGCATTAGCTGCATCCGATTATGTTCCAAAAGCCTATCACAACAATGTGCCAAATATCTTAGTCGCGATGGATATGGCTTCGCGCACCGGGGCTGGCGTTTTAACAGTTATGCAAAATTTGGATGTGATACAAGGCAAACCAAGTTGGTCATCAAAATTTATTGCCGCAATCATAAATAATTGCGGACGTTATGACGGCGAGCTTCAATACGAGTGTGTATATGACGATAAATTAGGTCATATGTCCTCTTGCTTGGCTTGGGCGATAAGTAAAGAAACAGGAAACCGTGTTGAGGGAGTAAAAATAACATGGGAAATGGCTGTAGCTGAAGGTTGGGTATCAAAATCTGGGTCAAAATGGAAAACCATGCCTGATTTGATGTTCAAGTATCGAGCCGCTTCATTTTTCGGAAAAATACACGTTTCTGATAAGCTGCTGGGTATGCAAAGCCAAGAAGAAGCGTTTGAAATAATCGACGTAACACCAAACAAAGACGGTGATTTTGAAAAGCCAGTTAAAGGCGTTCAAGGAGTTAAGGATAAACTAAAACAGAACCTAACTGATAATAATGAAAGTAATCTTACTCACGAAAACATGACCGTTCAAGTGAATGGCGATCAAGTAAACGCTGAAACCGGAGAAATTATTGAACAAAATGTTCAAAGTAACCCTAAAGAAAAACAAAAAGGGGCCGATACAGTAAGTAAGAATACAAAAACACAAGCTCGACAGGCTAAACGACCATTAAACCAACAGCAAAACGGACATCCTGACGAGTTTTAAATAAACCAACCATCTAATTGGGGTGCAAACACACTCCAATTAGATATTCACCAACAAGCTGGAGCATTGTTATGGGATTTTTTAGAAAATTATACGTAGTAACCGAAGTATGCAAAAAACATGGTTTGATCACTACAGAGAAGTTTAAAAGTTATTTTTCTGCACTTAAAGCGCTTCGAAAAATCGTTAATAAGTATATTGCACACACATTAAAAGGGTCTGATCACTTTAGTCGATTGGAATTTAACGCTTTCATAACAAAAGGCGATCACGTTTTAGAAAAAGCAATTGCGAGGTAATAAAATGCGAATAATAACATTAGAGATGGAAAATTTTCAACGGATTAAAACGTTGGATATCACCCCAAGTAAACATATTGTTAAGATAGAAGGACAGAACGAGCAAGGAAAATCATCAGCAATAAACAGTATAGCCGCCGCAATTGGTGGGCCTAAACTGACGCCAAAAAAACCTTTGCGTGATGGTGAGAAAAAAGGTTTTGTGAAAATGGATTTGGGTGAGTTAACCATTGAGCGCCGTTATACAGCAAGTGGCAGTAAATTGATTGTCACCAATGAAGTGGGGGATAAAGTAACAAAATCACCACAAGCATTATTAACGGATTTGTATAATTCATTAACACTTGATCCGCTTGAATTCCAGCTAATGGATGACAAGAAAAAAATCGCCACACTAAAAGATTTGCTTGGGCTGGATTTCACTGATTTAGACGACAAGCGCGCCGACGTGTTTGAACGTAGAACAAATGCCAAACGAAAATTAGGTGACTTGGAATCTCGATATAAAGCGATAACTGTTAACGAGGAAACACCAGACGATGAAATAATCGTAAGTGATTTAATGGTTCAGCTTAACGACAGTATGAGAATCAATTCAAAATTTACCACTATGGAAACTAATAAAACAGAAGTTAGCGGAAAACTGAATCTTGTTACCAGTAAGATTGAGGGATTATTGCAAGAAAAAACAGAATTGGAGGGCAAATTAACAGAGATTAATAATTATTTTGCTGAAGCAAAACAGGTTGACGTTAAGCCAATCCAAGAGAAGATTTCAAATGCTGAGCGCTTAAATGGGTATTTGAAAGATAAGCAAGCTAAGGAAGAATTAAAATTACGCGTTCAAAAAGGTCAATTAATCGTTGATGGTATGACAGCAGGATTGGTTAGTATTGACGATGAAAAGAAAAAACAATTGTCCGAAGCAAACTTTCCATTCCCTGGCTTAACGTTTGATGAAGATGGAATTATGGTTAACAATATTCCGTTCTCACAATTGAGCCACGCGGAAGGGTTAAAGGTCAGTGTATCCATGGCAATGGCGTTGAACCCCGCCCTACGTGTTATATTAATTAAGGATGGCTCACTTCTTGACGACAACAGTATGAAAATAATATCGGATCTCGCTGAAGAAAACGATTTTCAGGTATGGATTGAAATCGTAGCCAACAAATTCGAGCCAGGCTCTAGTGGAATTTACATTGAAGATGGCGCGGAAGTAACAGATATCAAGCAGGAAAATGTCGCATGAGCAGTCAATTAGAGCAAGGGAATAACTACATTATATCAAGTGAGTATGATGGTCCCGATCCGTTATATAGCGATGGACCGCTTTATTGGGAAGTAATCGGAAATCAAGATAAGTGGGACGCAGTTCAGCGCGGAGATAGATTTGGGGATCGTTACGGTAAAATAGTGATATGTCAATTAATACCCATTGGAACGCCCGATGAAGTTCGCGATAAATTACGTGCTGAATCAATAAAATTTGTAGACAGTTATGTGCCTGTTTTTGAGCGTGACACTATCTATTCATTCGATGCTACCGGGTGTTTTATGCCAGAAATGTATAAAAGGAATACTGCTTTGTATGATTTATTGGAATTCGTTAAAAACTATAAAGATAATTTTGGAAAATGTTTAATCTGTGAAATTAAACCCATTGGTACGGTTAGTGAATGTAAAGAATTAATGGAAAAAGAACCATTTTAAGGAAATAGCAATGCACATAATAGTCGAAAGTGAAGAAGAAGCGAAAGAAAAAGTTCTTGAACTTACGAAAGAAGTTTCGACAGAGTTTTGCCCTTTAATATTTACGACGTGTAGAAAAGATTGTGTTTGTTATATCCCAGCAACCTACGGAAAAACAAGAATAAACACCAAAGATATTTATAAGGTATATCAAGGAGGATGCGGGAACGGGATGTTCGAAGAACGACCTCAACTAGAATGCTAACAATAATCTTGGAGTAATTTATGACTGAAACCAAAGAAACCAATAAGCGTGTTAAGTTATTCCCTCCAAAACATACACCCTACCCATGGTCTTACATCAAACACAAAGATGGACGATTTGTTATCGGTACCGGGTTAAGCGCCGATCCATTGGATCAGTCGGTACCAATTGCGCTTGCAGTAATACCAGCTGAAATTGGTGGTGACGACGCAGAGCGCAAAGCAAATGCACGGTTAATGGCTGCAGCGCCAGAACTGTATCATATGTTGAGTAGTGTTATAGAAGACATCCAATACGCTACCGCGAAGAAAGACGGCGCCAAAAACGCGTGTCAACCACTTACTTACTTACAAGCATTAACACTGCTTAATAAGTTGGATGGGACATAAAATGTCAGGTCATTTTGTGCCACACTATGTTTTAATTCCTTTATTAATCTGTTTTTTATATACAATTATTAGTCTTGGTATAAAAATAGTGGTTGTAGTTAATGCGCTTATGAATCACGTTGATAATAAACGGTTGGCAGACAAATATCGAGAACAAGAGAAGAAACAATCCGCATATCAACCAATTGAGGTAAGACCGCCCGCGCCACCGAAACCACCTGAAACGAGAAATATAAACTGGAGCAAACATGGCTGAAAAATTAAACCCCCATGGGGTAAAAATCACCTTTGGTAAACATAATGGAGAATTAATCACAAGAATACCGGTAGGTTATCTCCGTTTTATGATCAACAACGACACCAAGCAATCAGACTATGCGCGAGCGGAATTCGAGAGGCGCGGCGATACGTTGCCAACAGCTGAACTATCCGGGCATGCTATTGATAATGCCAGCTTAAGGGTCCGTAAAATTTGGCACGAAGATCGTGGAGATGACGAAGGGTTATATACATGGCTTATGAGAATCACGATTGAGGCCTTGGAAGATGGCGTTGTGCTTGATTCGGGGAAGATTAAATATAAAGGAATGAAATTGGTGATAGAGCATGGTGAAGAATACCCGGTTTTAAAGACGGTAATGAGGTAATTTATTTGGAAGTGTAAGCGAACATTTTTTGTGATGCTTTATCCATTTCGCCACTCTCTTACGAGATTTAGGTTTGTATAAAAAAATAACTTGCTGGGTTTCAGTGTTATCAAAACAACCGCTACAAACCCAACAAATTAAATTACCGTCTACCTGATAAATCCATGGTGTTATAATCTCGAACTTGGTTTTGAACATTTATTTATTTCGAAACTAAAAATTCATTTCCTTTATTTTGGCTAATAGCCCTATTGATATAATATTTTTGAAACTGGTCGTGTAATTCAGGGTTTCGGTCAAGTGTAACTTTTATAAACATAACAGGGCTGGTTTGAAGTAAAACATATAGACAAACCACCCCAATAAAAAACCCTGAAAGAAAAGTAACTAAAGACGAAAATACTGGGTGTTTATTTTTGTGAACCAAGTGTTCACTAAACATTATTTTATCATTCACAGCTCGCCTCCTATATATAATAATCACAAGTTTAAATCATTCTCTATATCAGTCGATTTTGTTTTTCTACTGCGTTTTGGTAATTGAAAATTATTTTCTTTTTCATTTTTAATTTCGGTTAAAAACTCAAACTTATTCAAAAACGAGTGGTTGTATGCAATAACATCTTCTTTGTCAAGGAAAGGACTGCTTTTTGTATATTCAGGATTGAAAAAATTGAATTCCGCATCAACGGATGCAACGCTTTCAACATCTTTTTCTTGAATTAGTATGTTGCGATAATCGTTATAAGTATTAAAATCATGAGGGTTATCGGAGATTTGATAATTATTAATTACCTGTTCTTTTGTTCTACCATAATTCAGGTCTTCTCTGGTCGATACATTGAGTTGTTCTTTTGTATTTTTTAAGGAAATAGAATAAGCAGAAAAAATTTCTGGTACATTAATACTGTCAGGTCGATCAAGATCAAATAAATAATCTAACTCAGGTTTGTTATGGAAAAAATTAGCGTCCATATCACCAAGCACAATAGCAGAGTGAAGTGAATTGGCTTCAAGTAATGGTTTTCGAGACTCAAGATACTGCCCCAGCTCATTTAAAGGCAGGCTTTCAATATTATTGCTTTCTATAACCTCAATCCACTCATTATCAGAATTTTGTTCAACCTCAACTAAGGAGGGAACTTGGTTTAAATCTATATCACCATCAGGATCATGAAATTTAATAGCCCAATTTTCCTGGGTGTCTATAGTTCCGCTTTGAATGTTTTTGTAATGCTTCATACGTCCTCCAAAAGTGACCCTAATCAAAGGGCCACAAATTCATGGTTTATTTAATTAGCGTTAACACCGCCGCGTGTAGGATGAATTGCACCAATATGTGAACTTAAAATAGCATCAGCGTCACCAAACGTTACACCTTCAACTTGATTTTGAAACGAAAACAACCCTGATGGACCGTTTATGAACAGAACATCACCACCGGCACCAAATTCAATATGCTCTATACCAAATGCATTTACTCCACTAGCACCATTAACACCGTTAATCGTGTAAGGAGAGCCAGGCTTTTCGATTAGATTGCCGTTGCTTGGATTGATATCGTAAACAGAAACAGAACGACCAATCTTATTCAGAACGTAAAAATATTTTTCATCATGGTCAACAGTTATTGAAACCGGGCGATTGCCTGGCGTTACAGTATCCTCAAGCAATAAGCTGCCATCACCATTGATTTTATATTTAATCAACGTGTTATCAACGGAGTACAAAACAAAAAGCGCTGTTCCTGCTTTATTAATATATAAATCTGTTGGTTGCCAACCGGTTACTTGAAAGCCAGGCATATATGTCAAACTACCATCAGGGTTTATTTTGATAACTGACACACGATCCCTTTCTGTTTCAGCAAAATATAAAAATGGGGAAACTGGATTTTGAGCCAACATACCAAATTTGCCATCAGGTATCACCGCCACCCCACCAACTTGCGTTAATGTTTTATCAGGATTGATAATGTAACTTCGTACTTCGGCTTGATCCGTGCCAATTTGCGCTCTGAATTTTGAGGTAAAAAGATAATTACCGTCATAGCTCATTAAATGATTGTGGTTAACGTTAGAATAAGACTCGTACGCAACATTATCAAAAGTAGTCATAGAACCATTGAATGGATGTAGGTCATAGCGTTTTTGATTTGATGTGTATAGATAACTACCAGAGGTATGTATTGCTGCAATTTGGTCCGGGTTATTTTCAATAAACGTTATTGAGCCAGGGATATTTGGGTTATACGATATAACGCCTGTGCCAGAAATATCACCTTTCAAATAGAGAAATCGTTTATTATCTATCTGTACATTTATTACTTGAGTTGAAACGGTACCTTTATAATTGATTGCGCTGATCGTAAACGGGCAATTGCAATCCTCATACATTGTTGAATCAACAGAAAAGGAAGGGTTTGATAGGTCTGTGGCGGTAGCATAAACGGCACCATTGATTAATAAATCAATATTGGTAACACCAATTATGTCTGTTACGTTCGCTGTAACATTAAACGTTCCATTATGGAAGGTTCCAGCGCCAGCAGAAAAGTTACTTATAATCGCCCCACCCTCATCAATAGGAATGATTGGTTCGTTACCAAACAAGTAATTAGTGGAGTTATTGAGCGTATCCGCCAGAGACAAAACATTAACGGTTTTGAATGGTGTTTGGTTTCTTGGGCTTTCGGAAAATTGAATATAACCCAACGCACCAAGATGACGGTATGTGTTTGCTGTAATATCCGTATTACCAAGAGTCAACCTTATTGAAGCGTCACCCACTCCATCCAGTAACCCATCAGTTTGGATATCTTGCACTGCTATTGACTTCAATGACAACGAATTAACGCTTGTGTGTGGTATTTGTTCAAAGGCCACGCTAAGGTTATAACTAAGCTGAGAAAAAGAAGCCAATAAAAAACCATACCGGGTAGGCGCATCAAGCGTAAGGCCACCGCTAACAATTGTAATATCATTTGGTATCGTGGCCAAAATGTCAAAATTAAACAGAGTACCAATATCAAAATTCGCTATATTGATAGCGCTACCAGGTTCCATTCCATTTTTAATATTAAAGTCAGTCAATCCTTTCGCTATACTAGTAACAGTATTTATATTGACGTACTTATTAAGGCCTGGCGAATGATTAAGAACAGTATGAAATACATCAGCACTATTTAAAGCAAGATCAACTCCAGAAGCCCACTCGATAAAACGGCCACCGGTTAATTCAAATACAACAGGACCGGAATGCTCAAACAAATCAATACTAAAAAAACCTTTTATATCGGTAGTGGTTCTCAATAATTCAGCACCATTAACACCTGCAGCGTAATCATAAATAACAACATCGCCACCAGAGACAAAGGTATTACCTTGATATAATGTTGATGGGGTGTTGAATATCTCAACAGTTTGAGAGAACGTTTGATTAGTGTTTTCAAAAATATCTGTTGCAGTGGCCGTAATAGTGTAGAAGTCGTCAGCAAACATCGTTGAAGAAAGTGTTACGCGATAAACGCCGTCTTCTGTGATTATGTAATCTAAAATAGTGCCGTCGATATCAAACACAATATCTTGCAGTCCATAATTAAATGTTAAATGAAAATCAATAAAGCCAGCACCAGTAATTCTAGCGTCGAAATCATAATCACTGGTTACTGTGGGGATCTCATTAAAAATATTATCAACAACTCCAACAAACATGGGATCTACGGATTCTATGATAGATAACGCAACAGCCTTTAAGTCAATACCGGTTAACCCACTTTGATTTAAATCACTATTAATTACATCAAATAACGTTTGCGCGAATTCACCGCGATAAAAGAGCGAAGACATAACTTGCGCTCCAAAATAAATTTGCCCTTCATTTGAATCACCATTAAAAATACCTTCTTCTAAGTCAGCTTGTATTGTTTGAGAAAAAGACAACGTGTTATAAACATTATTATGCCCTGGTACACCGTTGTTGACCGCGATGGTATCCGTCATTTTTGATATAGCCGCAATTAAAAAACTAAAGGTATGCCCTTCTGTCAAAATTGCAGTTTTTAAATCAATATCGGTAATATCCAGTTCGGTGGTAAAAGGAATCGGAATAGTTAGCCAGGTAGAAACCCGCGCATTAGCAAGATGCACAGCGTCTAAAGGTGTTACCCCTTCATTGTTTATAAGATGTTTAGATAAGGCGTAAGCTAGATGAGAAAATACGCTTATGGAAAAACTTTGATCTTTCCCAGATAGGTAGCTACTAACAGCGCATAATGTGAACCCATTGTTTGCAGGAACAATGCTGTTGGTTGCAATTTCTGTGTAGGTTGCGTTATCCGTACAAACCAAAATAGGCGTGTCAGGGTTTTTGATAGATAGTTTCAACATTCCTTCTGGTTTATCTCCTTGAGCCAATAATTCACCTTTCAAACCACTAAACTCATAGACGGTTGTGGTGCCTGTAACCCTACCATGTATTGTTATTTCAGCTGTTGGTCTCACTTCAGGTATGGGTTGGTCATCAGTTGTTGTTGTATTTCCACCTTCATCGCCACACCCTACTAAAATCAGGGTGAATAAACTCGCTATTAAATATTTATACATAACTTACCCTCTTTAAATTAAAATAATAATCCAGCGTTTAAAAACAAACCTTGAACGCCGTCATTTATCGGAAAATCATAATTCAACCCAACCGTCCATTTAAACGACCTTTTACTACCGGCAACCAAAGTTGTGGATAGTCGAGCCATATAATCGTTGCGTTTTTCATCCTCATATTTTGCACCTAAATAATTTTCAGATTCATAGGTAAAACGATCAGAATATTTTAGGGAGTTAAAGCCAAAACCACCACCGAACCAAAGTTTGTAATTTATAGCAAGCGGGTACTTATATATGTATTCAGCAAAAATACCGAAGCCCTTAACTTCTTGCCCGATGTTTTCTGTCGATGCTTCATAAGAATCAGCATGATAATATGCATCAAAATTAATCGATGTTTTGCGCTGCAAGAAATAGTTAAACTTAAAGCCAGCTCTTGATAGGGATGTTGCGTTGTCAACGCTTCCATCAGGGTCTTTAAGGGTTGTGTTAGAAACCGCAAGATATGGACCCCATAAAAAATTAAACTCTCTTGCATGGGCATTTGTGGTCACCAAGAGACCCGTTAATAGTAAAAAAAATAATCTCGCCATAGTTAAACCCTTTTAGTATTGTTTAAAAAAATCAATTAAGCATTCTAATGTATCCCAGTATGCGTACAACTGAACAATAAAGCAAGAGTTTTATCGGCATCCGTTACGTAACGAACAGGTATTGCATTTGCGTCTGTCTACAGGAAATATAGGTTTTATCAACTGTTTTGAGTTGCGAGCGCTTTCAATCTCATGGCTCACTTGATTGTATAAAATTCGATTATCTTTAGGAAGGGGAATTTCTTTGAATTGACCACTGCGGTTATATACGAATAAAGTATTAATGCCAGGGTATTTATCACGCGCTGCTAAGGCGCCAACCTTACCTTGAACAATGTCAGATTGCTTAATACCTTTAACTCGACCTTTAAACTCAACTATAGCTAACCCGTTTAAATAAGTGAAAATAAAATCAGGCTTGGCGCTCACTCTATATTGTTTGTTTTTTAATAGCGGTGAACTACCATCATCAGAATAGATAATCAATTCATTTTTAAGTTTTTTAATTCTTATCTTTGAGGTGCTTGCACGCTTACTCCACGTATTAAGCGCGATAAAACATAATATTATTATAATAAAAAATATTAACTGACCAAAATCACTCACTTGAAACCACCTAACAAAATAAAAGCAAAAATAGTGACTCCCAATACAGTCGCTACAATAGCTATTAAGAGCAAAGCATTTGGTTTTCCGTTTGTTTGCGCCTCATGGTGTAATGTTCCAACAGCCATATTTTTTTGTGACGCCGCGCTATGCTTTACGCCTATCGCTCTTAAATAAACAGTGTTTGGACAAAAACTAACCTGCCCGGCTTCACTGGCATTTACCCATGGTTCGTTATTTTTCATTTAAATATGCCCTGAAAGACTCTTGAGAAACAGAACCACCAGTTGCAGAGGTACCGGCATAGCGCAACAACCTACGATAATAAGGGCGCCCTATTATTTTACCACTAGCAAACGTAAACGCCGGGTTGTCGTCAGGAAAACTGTCTATTGCTTCATCTCGCGAAACACTGATTTCGTTCTGCATTGGTATTTCTTTTAATTCCTTAATGGTCATTTCAATAAGGTCGGTAATAGAATACCCAGCTGCAAGAAGGTACAAGATAACTCGCTGCCTGGATTCTTTTCGATGAAAGAATGGTTGTAATCTTTCCCATGTCTTCTGGTCCAACGCATATTTTTGAATTTTGGTAGTCAAAATGTTTTTCCTATAATTATGGTGACTGGTTGAGGGTTCGCATAAATAATAATGTTCGTATTATTCGCACGATCCAAGTGACTTTGTTTATCAGACAGCATGGCATTAGTGCTTTCGGATAATGCGGCACCAGCGATAGGATTTGAAACAACCGCTTGTATCCCGACTCTACCCGCTGCAATCAACCCTTTATTTACCCCCCCTTGCAAAATTTCTTGATTCTTTTCTTTTACAATCCCCGTAACTCCAGCGACATTAGATTCATCCCGAATGTACCCGAATACTTCAAATTCAATTGATTCAGGTTTAGGTGTAATTCCATGAGAAACCTGTATTTCTATCCGTTTTGTGGCTCCATTTACCGCTTTATTTCCATAAACTAAAGTGCCTACAGGAAAAGACTTGTATTTACCTGTGATTGATTTGGTGATTTTAATCTCAACCTGGCCTGTTTCAGCAGATGAAAACGCTCTTGTTATCTCACCTTCAATTCGCGTACCAAGCGTTATACCAAATCGATTACGTTTCTTGCTGACTTGCTGATAAATCACGTTTCCACCAATAGCGGCATTGTTATTTACCTTCTGTCTATAATCCGATGAAGTATTAAAATATTGCGTATTGGTTGTTTCTTTTGCTGGTGCAGAATACTTATTGCTGTTAAAAGGTTTTTTGTCGATAACTGAAGGATCGTTAACCGGCGCAACAATTTTTGATTGTATTGGTTTAATCTTTTCTTTTTTCGGGTCTTTAAACCCATTCAGCTTATCACTATTAAGACGCTGTTGTTTGGCACGATCAGAATCATATATCGAATTTTGCATGTCAATAATTTCCTGAAGGGTAACGCTGAGCGCGTTACCTGAAAAGGTAACCAAACAAAAAAGACTGAAAAACTTTACCATGTCAATTCCAGGTTTTTTGTATCAACTAATAAATTAAAATTATATTCCGTATAACGTTTGCCAGAATAAACAAACAAACCTTTCACCGGTTTGCCAGGCTCAATACGACGAGCATAAGAAAATACACCTTCAATTTCGAAGGGCGATATGCTTTCATCGTCAGGAGTGAATACTCGGGCTGAGTTGATTGTTACCCCTGTTTTGGCTCTATCATCAACAAAAACCATAAATGGGATGGCGGTGTACTTTCCAGAAGAAATTAAATCTTCGACCAGTACCGTAACTTTATCGCCATTAGTCAACACAGCTGAAGTTTTCTCATTAACAGCGGAATACGTCAAACCGTTATTCATAATTTCAGATAATCTAACCAATGCCGCCTTATCAATGAACTTCTCGTTCTTTTTGATTTTTTCCAGGTAATCATCCTCAAGTTGCTTGGTGCGCTGCCTAACCAAATTTTGAATGATCTTTTCTTTTGATTCTTTACTGAGCGTAAAATTAAAATCTGAGTAGTGTTTATTACTTGATTTCACACCAATTAGTTCAATCGTAATTTCATGTCCTGCAATATTTAAAAACAAATTACCAATCTTTGGTGATAAAGATTCAAATGAACTTACCTTTTCAGGGTCAACAAAAACCACAAAATGGTTGACGGAACCAAGACCCTCTTGCCCCATATCTGGGGCCGCTTTAAATAATGGGTTGGTGATTAATAATGAAAACGGAATATCATAATCGTTGTCATTTAAAATGTAAGGGAACGTGAACTTAACACCCATTCCAATTGGCACGTATACAGTTTTTTGCGTGAAAGTCTCAAGCGGAATATCATCAACTCTCGGTTTAGCAAAAACGCCAGGTGAAACAAAAACAAATAAAACCAATGCAATAAGTAATTTTTTAATTGTAATCATAATAACGAACCTCTACTCCGTAAGTGTTAGAAACTGATCTTGGCGCCGTTACCAAACCAAGTGTTACATCAAAATTAATACGTTGTTCTGTGGCGCCGTTGACAATAAGAGTCCCTCTAACGTGAACCCAGACGACACCATTATTATCAAGCGGTGTAGAGATATAAGGTTTGTCGTCGCCCTTCTTTAACTTAATTCGCGACCTCATACCGGCTTCCTCAAGTTCTTTGTACTCCGGTGTGGTTGCTACCCGCTCTAATTCAGCTTTGTATAACTCACTCCCTTCGTCGATCATAGAAAGCGCGCAATGCACGTCGCGCATAATAGTGGCGCTGTTTCTGGACAACCGACAATCCAAAAAATGCAATCCGCCATGAATGTATTGCTTATCTGTTCGTTGTAGGTCATTAACAAAATCGATCTGACCAACAATCTGGCCTTGTTCGTTCATAATCAAAACAGGTTGTAATGTACCTGTCTTCACTAAATGTACTGCGAATAAATAAACTAATAAAACGGAAAAAAAGACCCACCCCATCATACGAAGTCGATACAATTGCGCAAATACCCACCCCCTTGGCCCTTGTTTTTGCATAATCTGTTTTGCGTCAGCTTTCGTGTTTGCGTTAATAGTTTGCATATGCTCTCGCTTTAGTTAGTTAATTTATAAAACATTAGTTTTTGTTAAATTCTTTTTGGTGATCTTTTTAAACAACAAGACAATCCCTGTAATTAACAAAATACCAATCGCAAGCAAACCAAAAAGAGCAATAAGCTGAGTGTTATTTATGGGAGGAAAGTTAGGGCCAGGAAGATCCTTGGATACAATCGCCCCAAAAGAAACAGCGTAAAACAATTTACTTCTGAGTAACTTAAATACAATAAAAGAAAAGATTATCGCTAAAAATGCTTTTATATTAATTGTCATTATTATTTGCCTTTTGGAAACCTGAATCTAATTGATTTTTGAACCATATTAATAGTTGGTTGCACGAATCCTTGATTATTCGCTGACGCTGATGCAAATAGATAAGAGAGGATTGGAGCAACAATTAACAAACCCAAACTTATAATATTTATAATAGTAAAAGAGGATGCCACCGCCGCCGCGTCAAATGTCGCGCTGTGATTGGTTCCCGCTTGAGCTTTACGCAACGCAGTCACAATGGACCCGGAATACATTCCCAGTACAATACCCTCCATAACAGGCCACAAAAATATAAAAAATACTAACCCTTTCCATGCTGGTGTAATTTTTAACGACTTTGAAACAGCAAGTGGAATAATTATGTAACCCATAATGTAAGCGATACTAAAAAGTATGGCTTGCACATATTTAAGAAACCCAGCCAATGCAATCAACAGATATAAACTTATTTTGTATAACAATAAAGAGACAGCCGCAGGAACAGCCATTCCAAGGGTAGATCCTAAGTTCAACCAAAATTCAGAGGAAAATACAGATGGTGGGTTTGCTTCCGCTTTACTTTTAGCATCAATATGCTCATAGAATTGATCGAACTGATAAAGCAATAATTTCACCGACCCCATGTTGGATGACAAATTCATTAAGTCATTTAAAAACCCAATAAAAAATGGGGTTATCAAAGCGTAAGCACCAAGAACAAAAGACCATATCGCAATACTTCCTACTGTGCCGCCCCAACTATTAAGCCCTCCACCTTGAGAAATTTGAGTTTCAATAACCCGAACATAGCACGCGGAAACCAATAGCAACCCGGAAATAACCGCAACATATGGAGCAAACGAATAAGCGTGGGAATAAATTTGCGAGACATCAAATATAGCTGCAAGGACTTCCATCTATTTACTCCTGTTCAAACACTTTATATAGATTTCGATCAAAATTCTCTTGATTTTTATTAAACGTATTCATCTTTTTTTGACCTGCTTTATCTATCAATTCTTGTTCTTTGCGTGCCGCCGCTTCATCAACCGCCAGAATCGTGGTGATTGACGTATTCTGAGAAGTGATGACGCTGGCCTGACCGGGATTAGCAGAACCGGATTTATCAGCATTACTTTTAGCGGCTTTATCTAAATTCAAAAGCGACCTAAGATCATCAATATAGGTTTTCTGATAATTAATATTGTCATAATCATTTACTAAATTATCCTTAGTTCCACTCAAACCGTATCGGGCGTTGCTAATTTTACCCCCAATACTGCCGTCGCTATTACTAAAACCATTACGGTACTTTAATGTGTACTCTTTTAAATTAAAATTACGGGCATCTTCGTAAGCGCCATAAGCCCGGTTGATTGAATCATTTATTTCTGACGCTTTATCTAAAAACTCGATAGTAGATTCGTATGTGTCTACGGCAATCTTGCCAGCCGCCATTAACTCGGCGTGTACAGCAGGGTCATAACTTAAATCACCAACACCAGCCACACCAAACACTGTGGATGGTGAAAAGATCAGTATTCCACAAATAATTAAAATATTACGCATGCAACCGCCCTCCTAATTTTTTCTCAAGTAATTCCATACGCTCAAAAGGGTCAGGAAATTCATCAGCAATCCCTTCCTTTAAGGTCAAGATATCCGGTGAGGTATTAGCCAAATTAAGCATAAATGGTGGTAGCGACAAATGTTGATGGTAGTATATATCCGCGTGCTTCATCATTTTTTCACGGTAAGGCAATTCAGCAGGATAAGGGAATATTTTCCATCGCT